AAATGCTTCTACACGTTCTACTGAACTTGCTGATTTAAAATCACTAAACCATTCTGGTGATGGATTATCATATTGGTCATAAATAATATGCATTATTGGTTTATATGACGTGTTAGTGCGACGATATACTTGATTGAAGTCAATACCTAATTGTTTGCAACATCTTTCACCATCTTCTAAAATACCAAATTTATCAGTATGTAAATAAGGAGTATGATATGTTACTTTTTCAGCACCCCAGTTACCAGCGACAAAAGCTTCATAATCAACATCTCGAAACTCTTGACGACAATCAGGGTAAATAGCGTGATCACCAGCATAGATGCCCATAGCAATATGAACGTTCGTGTTTTTAGCATCAGCAATAGATAAGGCAACAGCCTGAATGATAGAACTAAATATCTTATTTCGATTAGGAACTACCGTTGCTTTCATATTTTCTTCAGCATAGTGACCTTCAGGAACATCTGCTCCACCAGTTACAAGTGCTGAATTTAATAATTGACTCAACCCATCTAGTTTAATTACTTTATAAGTAATATTTTGACCATTTTGATTTAAATAATCTACTAATGATTGAGCACGTTCAAGTTCAACTGAATGTTTTTGTCCATAGTCAAAAGACAGAGCAGTTACATCATAGCCATCGGCAAGTAGATGAAGTAACAATGTGGAGCTGTCCATACCCCCACTTAATGATAATACTGCTTGTTTATTCATTTTCTTTTTTATTTGATAATTTAACTAATTCTTGGTAATCTTCCAAGGAAAGGAAAGCACAATTTTTGAGAATTTCGTCTAAAACATCTTTAAACATTTTTTCCCATGCTGGGTTTGTATCTACATTGCTCATAGTTCTAAATTGTCAAATGCTGGTTCAACTTCATCATCCCAGTAAGTTTCGTTATCCCAATCTACATCAACTGTAGTTTCAGCCTCAAACCAGGTATCGGGTCCATTACATTGGAAGATGCCAATTGGATCAAAATTCTCATCCCAGTAACGGCCTTCAGCATAAGCATACTTATCGTGTTCTTGTAGTTGAGCTACCATGTTTTTAATCATTGTATCAGGAGGGTAATTTGCTGATTCAAATCCTAACATGTAGGTATGTTCGTCTTCACGGTACCAATCGTCTTTAATAATCCATTTACACCCAATGCGATCGATATTGTGATCACCTTCGGATCCAAACTGACCGATAAAATCTTCATCGGTAAAATCTTTGATCAATTTTTCAAACCAATCAATAGTAGATTGATCAGCATGAAATGTAATTCTGTTTGTACAAACGTTAGCCATTATTTTCTTCTTTTAATTCAAGTTCCCAATCTTCATCTCCAGCTTTATCATAAACCCATTCAAATTCAAGATCATCCATTACTTCATCATAAAAACGATCTTCATCTTCTTGGAAGATAGCTAGTTGTTCATCTGTGAGTTCAACCTCGTACACATTAAGATCTGTGGTTGTTACATATTTTCTGAGTGTTGCCATAACTTTATTTACTTAATATAACTATATTTTATTGATTAGCCAAATATATTCTTTCTTTTGTTCCAACAGTTTGATCATACCATTGTTCTTTATCCATATCATACCATCTATAAGGTAAAGATGGATCATCATTCCAACCATGAGCACCATAATAGTTAGCATCTTTTCTTAACAAATTTGCTCTATGTGATTTATGAAAAGCATCATTACCAAACCATTTAGGCATAACAATTTCTTCATTAATAACTTCTTTTTGCATAGTATTATTTTTACCTCTAGCAACCCAAACATCAATAGAGTCATTTAAATACTGTTTTAATGCTGGTAAGTTATCTCTAAACATTTTGCTTATTGGATGATTTACTCTTCGAATATGATAAGGTTTACCTGTTTTAGTTGGACGACCTTCTAAACCAGCTATAAGTTGATATGTTTCAACTCGCTGTTTTCCTAAACGTTTATCATCTAGGGATTCTAATGATTTTTTAAAATCTGGGTATGGGAGAAATACTTGCATTACTGGATAAAGTTTTCTTTAAAATATTTAATATTTTCTTTAGCTAACCAAATTTTTCCTCTATCTACACTATCAATAATATTATCAATTTTAGTTTTTGGTTTAAACATAATACCCTCTGTATATTTAACACCTTCAAATGCTAATGAAATTGGATTTGAAGTATCACATGTTTTAATTTCAGGAAAATAAACTGATGGATAATATTTAAATTCACTAGCTAAATTACAACCTAACAAATGATGATGTACATCTTTATCAAGTTTATTTGTTTCTTTCATCCATGAAATGAATTCAATTCGACCTAATGTCTTTCTAGTTTCAAAATGCGGATGACATGAATAATCATCATAAAATTTAGCTAGATGGTTAAAACCAATATATTTACAACCATCTTCAACTAATTCACTGTATAATTCTTCAGCTTCAAACATATCATTAGCTTGAAGAACAACCATAATTTTTTCTGGATCAACTTTATTTTTCCATTTTCTATAGTTATCTAAAGTTACATCAGCTTCATTCCAAGCATCTGGTGTAATGAATACATCTGGTTTGATAATGTCAACTGCTGCTAATAGTTCTTCTTCAGAATGATCAACACCTTCAAATAAACCATTATCCATAATAATAAATGAACCATCTTGTTTACGATAATCAATCATAAAATCATAATAGTTTTTATTTGTTAATAAATGTGGTAAAATGTACTGATAATCATTAAATTCTAGACTATCTTCTAGCATTGAAAAAGGTACTTCGTGTGATACTTTCATATTATTGTTTTTTAGGTCTACCACGTCTTTTAGGTGCGACGCGTCTAACTTTATAATTTTCTTTAGCGTAAATATAATAATCTTTTATAGTTTTACCAAACTTTTCAATTTCTTCTTTAGCATTTTCTTTATCTATTTCAAATGTATCATAAATAGCATCTATAAAATTGTCAAGTCTTTCTTTATCATCTACTTCAAAATCATGCATTAAACGTTCATACTTTGTTAAAAGTAAACTACCACGTCTAGCTCGTTCAAAATCTTCTAAATTTAAAGTGTCATTATCATGTTTTTCCCAAAGTGCGGATTGAGCCATCCAAAAATAAGGAGATGGATCAAAATCACCATTATTGACTCGTTTTTCAATAAAGGTTGATTTAGGAAGTGGTTTTGGTACTTGATAATTTCTCCACCAACGGAATTGACTGTAATTAAGTGGTTGAAGTTTTTTAAGATGTTTTTTTACAATATCTCTTGAATGCATAACCTATTTTTAATAATATAATAAAAAAATAAAGGGAGTCAAAACCTTTGACCCCCTCTATTAATAAGAATAAATTCTTATACTACTTCACAAGCACCTCCAGCACAGGCTGCTTGGTCAACTAAATTAGTATCATCACCAATTTCAACTACATTAATTAAATCAATATTATGAACACTAGCTGATAATTGTTCAAATTCTTCTTTAGTAATTGACTCAAACGGAGCTTGTTTATAAGTACCTAAGTCTTCAGGTAGGCAAGACATAGCTGAATATGAATCTCTGTTTTCCCACATCCACTCACCTACTTCTTTCCATTCACCTGCTTTAATATTAATAGTACAAGATACATTGTTATAGTTCTCACCTTTTCTATGTCCAGCTCTTACCCAATCTACATTAAAACGTTTTGTTCTTTCTAACAAATCAAAAGTAGATTCAGATCTTGTTTTAGCACCTTCCGGAGCCGCTTGAGGAACTGAAATTACAGCTTGTTGATTTGGTTTGAACAAATCATCCTCAAGCAACTCTGGATGGTATAAAGAAAGATATGTGTAAATAGCTTCGTTTTTACCTACTCGAATACGACGAATATAATAATCATCATGCCAAGCGTGAATTCCGCTTGAACAACCTAATACTAATGAACTTGTACCAGATGGTTTAACTGTTGTTACACGAGCTGCTTTATTAATACCAATTAATGCTGCTACTCGAGCATTTTCTTCTTTAGCTAACTTAGCTCCAGCTTTAAGATTAATTTTATCTAATTTACCAGAAGCAATACCTGTAATGCCTACACCTAATAAAGCATCACGCTCAGTTGTTTTTTTCCAAATATCTCTTAAATAATGGAAATCAGTGTAACTAGCTTGTAAAGTGCCAATAAATGCAGCTGCTTTAGCTCTTTCATTAAAATCATTTTGGTCAACTACATCAGTAGCGTTGATTTCACATAAGTTACAGAATTGATATGGACGTAAAGCAATTTCAGCGCATGGATTAGTTCCAAAATCTTTATCATTAGAGAATAAAAATCCTGGTTCACCAGCGTTTGATGCTTCAACTTTTTCCCACAATCCCATAAATTCTTCTTTAGCGATTTTATGACGTAAAACTACAGCAGAATTATTAGCACGACCACGTTGAGGATTGTTTTCCCACCAGTTTCCAAACTTACAAGTTAACATTTCTTCATCATCAAAGTCAAATAAAGAAATTAAAGCAGCTCTACGAATACCTCCTGACAATACCGCATCAGCTAAATGACAAAGAATATCATGACATTCAAGAGCAGTTAATTTAGAACCGTTTTCTTTACGATCAAGAATTTTTTGTACTTGGAATAATACTTCTTTTAATGGCTCAGGTCCTGGTGCTTTTCCTCCAGCTGTGATCAAATGAGCTCCTTTAGGTCTGATATCTCTAAAATCAAAACGTGGGCGAGCTCCACCTTTTAAATATGCTTTCATTAACATATGAACAGCATCAGCCCAACCTTCAATAGAATCATTAATTAAATAACGTTTTTCTTTGGTTGGAACTTTAATTTCAGGAAGTTTATCAACGTGATGAGATTGAACAGAATAACCAACTCCACACCCGCTTAATAACAAAAACATTGCTTCTGAGAATGATCTGAAATCATCTACTGGAAGGAATGAACAGTTAAAAATTCGAGCGTTGTTGATGTCAACAGGCTTACCCGCAAATTGAAGTGATCTCATTGATGGTAATACTTTTTTGTCATACACCATTTTATAAACTTCCTCAATTTCATTTTTTAAATGAGGGAACCTATCTAGGTGCATTTGTTTGTTTCTGTCAACTATTTCTTCCCAAGTTTCGCGACGGGATAGATCAGATCTGTGACGGGCATACTTCATATGGACCGTAATCTTGCTTAGTATATCTTGTGTTGTGTTCATAATTCTTAATTAATTTTTAGGGTAATGTAACCATAATGCTTATTTAACATTTTTAAAATCCATATGAAATAAAATTAGTTTAAATCTTGATCTGATTCAAGGTATAAAATAAAATCATCTAAAACTGCTTTATTTAGAGGGTTAAGAAAATCATTTCTGTATTCTTTTAAGGTTTTAACAGAAAATTCCTCATTTGTATTCTCATTAATCATAACCTTAAAGGTATTAATAGCTTCATTAATCTGAGTCATTTCTAACTCTTCATAATCACCATACGAGTAGCAATCATCAAGATAATTCTTAATAGCTTCGTTTAATGTTTGTTTTTTAATTACCATTTCCTTTAAATTCTTTTAAAATATAATTTTTAACTTTAATAAATTGTTCTTTTAATTTTTTCAATAACGCTTGTTTTTGTTGTCCAATTCTTAAACCTTTAAAAGGAACATCTATATGTTTCATTTCAGGTTCAAGATACTTTCTATACTCATTTCCTGCCAAAAATATAAATTTATCTTTGTCAAGATTATAACCTTTAGACTTTAGCTGACTTAAAACTTTGTCAGACCAAGCTTTTTTAGCATCTGAGTCAAAATCTTTTAAGGTTTTGTCATAAGGTGCTATTTTTTTCTTTAAAGGAAGTAAATGATGTTTAGCGGACAGGATA